TTATGACCTTTCATTGCTTCAGCGGCTGCATGAGCATCTTTAGCGATGTGAACTAATGCCTCATCAGACTTTTTGTGATACTCATGTCCTTCCAAAGGATGTCTTTGTGATGGGCGACCTTCTTGAACAACTTCTTCTTTCATCTCAGAATACAAATAGTCAGCCGCAGTTTGAATGTAATCGGTAGAAAGAGTAATCTTAGATTGAACCCACTCAGGCAAATCAGTATCAGGCTTCAACATATCTTGAATCATTTCAGCACAACGAATCATTGTTGCTAATTGATTCAAAGCCATATCACCTTCGTAACCATATTCTTGCTCATCTTTTGCTTCTTTAGTCAATCTTTGTTTAGCAACAGATTTTGAAAGTCCGTGTTTCTTAATGAATGAATCTTTATCTAATGCACCTAAATCATCTTTGACTTGAGTTGTAATAACTTCAGATAGTTCTTTGAATTTTTTTAACACAGTTTTTGGTCCTCTTCTCGTAAGACCCTCTGGTGTTCCTTGATTGATTGGATCATCACCCACTTCAGATGCTTCTGAAACAGATTTCCATCCACCACCATGTTCTTTATACCACTTTGATGCCCAACCATTTGCATAGGCAGAAGGATAAACATCAAACTTAGATTTTGCTTGAGCAATTGCTCTTGACCACAACTCTGGATTAGTGGGTTTATTTTTTTCGTCTAGTTGTTCCATATTTTCATTTACCTTACTTTTAACATTGATTGGGTCACCTTGTCTCTCTGGATTAGGATCTTCTTTTCTTTTTCTTCTGACAGCAGATGCTTTTTCTTTCTTTGATAAAGATGCTCTCTGTGCATTAGACATACACTTTGGTTTAGGTTCGCCAGGTTCTCTTGCACAATCACCAACAACTTCACCCTTAGAGTTAACTCTTTTCCAACCACCCTTTGGGTGATTTGGGTCAAACCAATTTCTCAAGTCTTCATTGACACTTTCATCTTTCTTTTTACCAGCGCAATGAGCCTTCTGACTAAATCCTTTTGGATTATTGCAGTCAATACTACTTTTATATTTTTGACTCCAATCTTCTTCCATTTCTTCTTCTTTGACACAAGAACCAGGAGAAAAAGGTTTCTTACCTGGCACTGGTTTGTGACCAGGCCAGCATCTACCTTCTAAGAAATCAGAAAAACTTTTCATACAAATTTTCCTATTTTTTTTATTTTTCTTACACTCATATTTAGCTCTTTTGCTGCATCTCTGATACTATTAAAAATATTACCGTCAATTGATATTTTTTTAGATGATCCTTTTGGGTGATTAACTTTGGCATTATGTATTTTGCCAGGTCTTTTAGACCAATGATTTTCACCCGACATTTTTTTAACTATATCAGGATTACACATCGGATTATTTGTTAACCAGTTGTGTGTATTACCATTTTTCTTAGACCAATGATTTTCATTCGACATTTTTTCTATCACATCATCTCTAAACATAGGATTTTCATATTTCATCATATAATCTTTAGCTTCTTGAATACTAATTTGACCGGATAATGTTTTCCATGCAATTTTATCTTGCCAACGACCATGTTGTTCCCACAATAAACGATGAGCTTCAGCATGTTCTTCCACAGTCAATTCAATTAAATTGAAAGAATCATTTGAACCGCCAGCGTGCCTAGGAACAATATGGTGTAGGTGTTTCATTAGCTAGATTTTTTAGCGTTGGCTGTGGCGGTAGCATACATTACTTCTTTAGCACGGTCGCCATATCTATCTTTGAAACCTGAAAGACCTTTTTTCATTGATTTAACAATCTCTTCTTTCTTCTCAGTTTCAGCAGAAGTCAATGTTCTTTCTTGTGCTAATTCAATTTCAGAATATTGCACACCATTAACACCATTCAAATCGATTACTTCAACAGTAGAGTGAGTCTCTTCAGTTTTTACTGCTTGAACTGCACCTTTAGCAATTTCAGTATTCTTTTTCTTGCCTGCATCTTTTGCTTTTGCATCTTCAAGTTCTTTATTGAATTCATCTTCGGTTGATTCTTCTTTAGCAAGCATCTCAGATAAAGACTTCAAACCTTTGTCTTGATACAAATTGACCATTTCAGAGAATTTCTTTTTCTTCTTTTCGGCTTCAATCTTTTTCAACTCAGCATCGTTTGGACCTTTGATTGTATCAACTGCATGTGGCTCTGGTCTAGAAGAACCGTATGCACGACCTTGAATTTTTCTAGAAGGCAAGTCTGCAAGTTTTACTTCATCGATTGCTTCAACTTCTTCTTTTGTTGTTTTTTTAGCCAAATCCATTGCAGCAGTATAACCAGGAATCTTCGATAATTTTTTTAAACGCTCTGGATCTTTTGCAGTTTCACTACTAGCTGCAGCCAATCTTTTCTGGCGGTCATCAAAATCTTTTTTAGATTCTTTTTTGGCTTCATCAACCTGTTTATGTTTCAACCGTTTGGCAGAATCATCAAAATAATCATGAATCATCACCCTAACACCCTTATCGTGGAAATCATCCAGATGTTTATTGGTTAGATGTTCACCAACCTTGATATCGTGGGCGTGGTTAGATCCAACGGCACGGACTTTATACCTGCCGACGCCATCATCGACTACATGAAGTTCGTTAGGCTTGGCTGCTTCGTCAAATTGCTCAACTTCTTCACCACGCATTTTCTTCGCATAATCAATCTGTCGTTGAGCTCGGCCTTCTGCATCTTTGGTGATTCCTTGTCCACTCAACCTACGGTCAGCATTCATACCACCAGCGGAATGTTTTACAACTTTTTTAGGTGTTGATGAATAACCACTTTCTGGTTTTTTATTCCAATCAGACATTTCTTTGTTACCTCTGGCTGATACTGCTTTGAGTGCTGCTTGACCGGCTGGCGTATTACCAATTTCATCCAGTTGTTCAACTTCTTCTTTCATAGCTTTTTCATGATGTTTAGAAATATTAAAGCGAACATCGCCAGCACGACTCTTCGTCTTCACTTCACCTTTATGTACATCACTATGCTTTACATTAGTACCAAAAATATCATTGGCAACTGACAGATTTGCATGAGTATGCAAACCATTCTTGTCATGCACGGTCACTAAAGGATTTTCATGAGTTGTTTTAATTGATTCATCCAACTCAACTTCTTCTTTTTTTACTTCTTTTTTAGCACGAAGTTTTTTGAAGTCATCAGCAGTCAATTCATCTTTCTCTGGTTCATGCACATCCAATACTTGTTGATTTGGATGTAATTTTTCGGTAACTGGTAGACCAGCCATGATTCTTGCAGCAACATCTGCAACATCACGAATTTGTTTATTGTTTGAATACATGGGTTTCTCCTATTTAATTTTTTTTTATTATTTTAGCAATTCCAACGGCGCAATGCTTTGTTGATTGGTGAATCAGGGTCTCTTGCATTTTCAGGATTAGTCAATCTTTTTTTCATGCCACTCATTCTACTACAAAAAGATTTTCTTCTGTTTGCATCTTTTGAGCCTGCTTTTAGTTTAGATGGGTCTTTTGTTACCGCAGTCTTTAACTTTGATCCTGGATTTTCTCTACGATAGGCATTAACTGCCTTCTGTGAAAGACCATCTGTTTTATCCGCTTTGTTGACCTTACTCCAGTCTTCGGATATAAATGTTTTAAAAGGTACCATATCTACTTGCCTTGAATGATTTTAAGTTAATGCCTTTTCGTTTCAGTTCGTCTTCAACTTGAGCAGAATTGCTGAGTGTGGTTTCATCACCAGTCAACTCTTCAATTCTTTTCTTTCTGACCGTACTTCTAAGATTCTCACCAGATGCTGCCATAGAAATGCCTGGCTCAATGCCCATGTCGATTGATTCTTTTACTTGCGCTTCTTTGCGTTTGCGGATTTCGGCGAGGGTGATTTTGGTGCTACTTTTTTCACTGGCGCCTTCTTGACTGCTGGCTTCGGTGATTCTACTACCACCGGTTCTTGCACTTGAACTGGTTCCTGTACTACCGGTGCCACTTCTACTGTCTTTGGTTTGAGTTTCAGTAAGTTGAGTAATTTCGTTAACATTGTCGTTCTCCTCTTTTATTTTTATAACATATCCATTTGGATGTTTCATTACTTCACCACCGTGAATGTGTGACTCTTTAGCCGCACTTCTACGAAGTAGGAATAATTTTGTTTTACCGTTGTGACCTTTTAATAGTTTGACTTTCTTTTGTTTATCTTCTGAAAGTATTTCTATATCATCTTCTTCTAAGAATGATTCAAAGTCTTCATTGACTTTTTTAGGTTCTGGTTTTCTCATTGAACTTCCTGATATAGGGACTGTTGTCTCTTTTGGTTTATCTTTAGGAATTTCAACTAACGAATCGTGTACTGAACGATGAGTCACTACACCTTTTTGACCATATCGACCAAAACCATAATATTGTAATCCTAGTTTTCTTGCTTCTTCAGCAGCACCTGAATCTGGATGAGCAACTTTCTCTGCGCCACCCTTAGGCACTTTCAATGTGTCTTTCTTATCTAACTCACCAGCAATCCATTCTTTTGCCACATCTGATGTTGGTTTAGCTGCAACAAAGTTTTTAACATTTGTAAACAACTGAAGCATTTCTTCTTTTTTTGCCTTAACAACTTCAGGTGGCGCTGTTCTCAAGTCTTCAGAGTTATCAAACTCCATGTAATTTTGGCCAAACATCTTTGCAAACTCTGCTCTGCCTGCTTGAACATTGTCCCACTTCTCTTTACGAATGTGTTCTGGTACTGTTCTGCCGCCCCTTTGACCTCTTTCGATATTTCTTTGTTTAGAAATTTCATCGGCTGTATTAACAACAATCATAGAAGAATCGTAACCAATTTCTTCTAATTTCTTTTTAATTTTTGTAATCTTTTCTACATCATCACCAGTGCCATTGATAATTAAACCATTGCGACCTAGTAATGCTAATTTCTGTCTTAATTCTGTAATGTTCTTTGCTCTACCACGAACAATATCTTTCTTCTCATTCTCAGATGCAGGCATTGTCTTATCAAGACCTTCTTTGTCCATTAAGAACTCTAACGCTTTATCTGAATTGATTTCAGTTAAACCATGACCTGCAAGTGTATTATCTAACACATAGTCTTTACCTGAACCTGGACCGCCTGCAAGGAATACTACTTTGAAAATTGCTTTATCGTGTACACCTTCAGTTAGAATTTCCACAAACGCTTCATCAATATTGAAGTCTTCTTTTACCATTATCTTGCGAACTTTCTCCATCAACTCTTTTGTCTCTTTGTCTGATAGTGTTTTTGGTATGCCAGAACGAAATGCTTTAAAATCACCCTTGATGGCAGCTTCTCTCATTTTAGTGCCAGACATTCCTGCAGCACCATCTGCATCTGGATCTCTTTCACCAGCAGATACAACTTTTATTGAATTAAATTTAAAATCTTTTCCGTTGTACTTATCTAGTAATTTTTGATACTCTTCGATTCTATCTGAACCGGCAATCATTACTAAATTTTTATAACCTTCTTCGCTCAGTTTTGCAGCCATCTCAATGAATGTTCTAACATCTTCATTTGCGGCTTTAAAATTGATACCAGGAAACATCTTTTTGAGATATTTCACTTTTGTGTCTACATCTAGGGGGTTTTTCTTTGCATCTTGTGTTCTTGATGCGTATACAATGTGGTCAGCTTTGACAGATTTAGCAGTATCTACTACTTTCTTGGCAAGAAGCCCGTGACCAATTGTGGGGACATTGAAACGGCCAAAAGCCGCAACAATAGTTGAATTTTTATTCTCTGTTAAAAAATCTCTGAATTTCATTCTCCGCCTCTGCAGCAGTTATATTATAATTACAGTTTATTTATGCTTATGGAACTCTATGCATCCATGATGCCCAACCTTGATTGTAAATTATGATGTTTTTAGGACCAATAAGTTCGTCTACTGCCTTACGAACCCCATTGAATTCTTCAGTTTGGTCAATATCGTGACCCCCAATGAATCCACCAGATTTAACTTTTGGCAACCATGCAAGAATGTCTTCTTTGACTTCTTCATACAAATGTGACCCGTCAATGAAAACAAAGAATAAACTCTTATCTTCATATAGTTTTGCAGCTTCTACACTTGGCATTTTTACTGGAGTAACAATATGTTTAACAGGTTCTATGTTCTTTATAAATTCATCATATAGTGTTTTATTCTTAATCGAGTCATCGTTCATAAGAACTGATTCACCTGGTGAACCTTCCCATGTATCAACAGAATCTATTGTAATATTTTTGCCAGAATTGATAATTGCAACGGCGGCATAACAAATTGATTTACCTTTCCATGCACCAATCTCAACATACTTTTCAGGTGAGTTTGGTGGTGTATAAGCAATCGTATCTTCATAGACATATTCATAATTAAAATGTCCAGGTACATTTTTATAAAAATGATCCATTATTCGGCTACTATAAATGCATTTCCATAAGGATGTGGTACTGTCCAGTTTTCTTTAAGGTGACCAAATTCGTAATCAAAATATTTTATTTTGAATCCTGCCTCAACTAATGTTGTCAACCACCACTCTTCTGGTTCCTTTGTAACATGTGTAATATCCATTTCATATTCACGGATGCGATACCTTGTGCCGTCACCCAATGGAACAGCAACAAAAATGGTTTTGCATCTACGGCGTAGTTCTGCGAGAACACCTGGAATCAATTCTTTTGGAATATGTTCTAATACATCTTTTGCGATAATCAAGTCCCATCCGCCTTTGATATCTTCAGCAGTTTCAACTACTGTGAGATAATCTTTCACTCTTGGATGACAATTCTTTACTGCATAATCTGATACATCAACACCATGTGCTTCTTTACCAAGCAATCGTAATGCATAGACCATAAAGCCTTTTGCACAACCATAATCTAATACTGTTGTGAAAGAAATGTTGTTGATGATAGAAGATGCTTCTCTAATACTTCTCTCAGGCATCCAACGATAGTTTTCGTATGCACTTACTCTGTTACGAACACCATCTTCAAAGTATTTCTCATCAAATATTGTTGATAGATTTCTAGTTAGGTCTGGTGTTTTGGGCATTAAATCCCAACCACCTTTAATTTCAGGCGAATTCATTATGTCTGGTCTCCGTTACTACATCGTCAATTAATTCATTTTGATATGCATACTTGCAAAATGAACAAGCATGATGACGGCGACTTACGCCTGCACCACCAACTTGTGAATTATAGAAGTCTGTAATTCCAGCAATATCAGAAATCTTAAATTCTTCATTTACTGCATAGTTGTTCTCAGGTGCCAATTCAGCAGAAGGACAAACATATACATTACCATCTGTAAACACACAAGGTTTAACCATGTGCATATAACAGTTATCATTTCTTCGTACACCTTTGAAGTTAAAGTCTGACAAGAAAGCATACTTCAACTTGCCATTCTTTTCTTCGTGTATGGCAATCAATTCACCAATTTTAAGAATGTCTTTCTGTACTTCTTCAACAGATTTAATTGCATTAAAGGCAATACGACATGGGATTTTCTTTTCTTCAATCCATGCCAACATCTTCATAAAGTTTTCTTCTTTATATGAATTTGATGCAAGTTTCTTGGCCTTTGTATCAGTCCATTCACCTGTAATATTTGGATTAGTAGAAGTCTCTGTTGCACCATCCCAAACATATGCGGCTGAGATTTCAATATCTAAACCTTCAAATACTTCAAGGTGATATTCATATGGTTCTTTTTCGTCCCATGAATACATGCCAAGGCGAACCCATGATAACATGTGCCAGTTCTTAACTCTTTTTAGTAGAGAACCGTTTGTGCAAATACCAATTTTTAGTCCACGATTGTATGCGTGTTCAATCGCCTTGTCTAACTGTGGATGCAATGTTGGTTCGCCACCGCCTGTAAACTCCATACCTAGAACACCAAGGTCTGCGAATTGGTCAATTGCAGATTTCATTTGGTCAAGTGTCAACATATCTTTCATTGCACGATTGGCAAAGCAACAGAAAGAACAGGTTAGATTACATGGGTTTGCAGGTGACATGTGAAACATCACAGGTTTTGGTCTGCCGCCATCTTGGATGATTTGTAATCTATCCATGTGTTTCAATAACTTCACATGGTTACTGGTGTAACTACGACCCTGTACCTTGTCTTCATGAATTGTTTGTTTCTTTTTCAATATCGCATTAGCATTAATTATCTGCATCATTATACCTTAAATGTAAATTCATATTCAGTTTGTGGTTCGTTATACGGACCAACTTCTTCATTATATCTATCCTTCATAAATTTGGGATAAACTTCACCTAATATTTTGTCCATCTCAGCAAATGCTGCCGACTTATCATAGTAACTAGGTCTATTTGGATGATACATTGATACTTCATGCATCACACCAGCTTTCTGTTTCATAATTGGGGCGAGAATGATATCGAATCCCCAACCACTCTTAACTTCATGGTAGTTCCAGAAATCTAACAGAATAGGTATCAATGATGAATGAAAGAAACCACCCATGCCTTCATTGAAGTTTGTTAGACTGTAACTGTAACCAGGAACTTGATGTAGAATTTTATGTGTGGATTCTGAGCCTGCGATAGTAGACATTTGAAACATCTTAATATCTCTTTTTGTTGCAATCTCTAATGCTCTGTTTACACTTTGAATATCAGTAACTAAATCATCATCCCAAAATCCAATGTAATCATAGTCTCTGTAATCAAATGTATCAAGGAAATGTTTTGCTAAGTCCCATTTGAATCCAGTATCTTTAATCAACTGGTCGTATGAGTTCGGTTCGATATCAAAGTCCTTGTATTGATACACAACTGTTTCATAGTTTCGTTGAATACCATTCGTCTTACGCCAATGATTATCTTTATCATATGCATCATGGTAGTTAAGTGGAATGCCAACAGGGCAGAAGATTACATTACGCATATTTTTTCTCAATTATTTGTTTCCACTCAGGTACTCTATCATACTGATGTACCAATACAAATGGTTTGCCATCACTTGTGCATACTGTATCACCAACTAGAGTTGGGCATTTCTCAATCAACTTGTCACCATACTTAGATGCGACTTGTGGACCGGTTGTTCCCAACTGTGCAGCCCAACCTTCTTCAGAGGCAGTAAATCTTGTAATGTCTCTAAATGGTTTCATATTCAACAATACATTCAATGCGGCTTGGTCTGGTCCGCCACCACCTTCTGTGAAGTGTGATGTGCCATTACATAACATATAGAGATTGAGGAACAAAGGAAGCATAGTGTCAAACTTGCCAGAGATTGTGCCTGCATTATAAACTAATCTATCTTTGTTGTGGTCGTGAATCAACGGACCAAATGCTTTCATAAGATTATGACTGCCCCAATCTTCATCTTTGTATTTGATTGATTCACATGCAACATTAATCTGTGCTTCATCCATGTTCTCTTCTAACCAAGTAGAAGGATTAGATTGAAAGATTACATCTTTAACATCTGTCGTGAGAATGTATCGATACTTACCTTCATATTGTTTCAGTAAATACCATAGATGCAGAAACCTCTCAACTACAATTGAGAAGTCATCTCTGTATACAAATCTTTTGTTTTCTTCATCCTTTTTGAAAGCAAGGATGGTGTAGTTTCGTTTGACTAACTCTTCAACTGTTTCATATGAAACATTATAACAAATCATGGCCTTTGTGCCATTGAAACCACTCCTATCTAACGAGTTCACCCATGGTTTAATTTTGTCAAAATCATAACCAGTAATACTACCAATCACTATATCATTCATCACAACTCCAATTATTAATTAAATTCTTTAAATCTTTTTATCTTACGACCTTGGCCAGGTGTGTCACTCCTATATGTATTCACCAATGTGGCAGTACCCTCGGCACCTGCACCAGACTTTGGTAATATATCAGGACTAATACCCTCATGCACACTCTTATGCAACTTCATGCCTGTAACATCTTGAACCAACTTCCATGCATCTTTTGCTTTTTTACTGTTAATAAGAGATTGTAACATCTTTTTCTGCTCAGGTGAAGCCTTTTGTTGAAACTTTACCAGTTCCATAATACCAATGTTACCAGTATAACCTGCCTCGGTTATCTGTTCCATTAATATTCTTGATTTTGCTATTCGTTGAATTGCTTCTGACATTTTATCCTCTAGTCAAGGTAAGAATCTTCTGTATCTGCGCTTCAAGAATTGGTTTTCTATTTGGCCAATTGATATATGGTTTATCTGCCGTCTTTAAAAGATTTGACAAGAAAGGCATAATTAACTTCTCTACTTGTGCCAATCTTGCTTTGTACTCTTCAACAGTTTCATCTTTTTCATTAATAACTGCATTGTATTCTTCTTCTGATACCGCAGAGAATCCAAAATCATTATCTCCATACTCAGCAAGAATTTTGTTTATGTCATATGCTGGCATTATTTACTCCAATTTTTCTGTGCAGTAAAATTCAAATGACTGAATTCTAATCTATCAACTAACTTAACTGCATTGCCTTTTAGTCTATCAACAGCAACAAAACCTTCAGGATTTGTTACTTTAAAACCATCTTCAGTTTGTACGAATGTACTTGTTACTTGTCTTAGTTGTTGCAACTTTTTGATAATCATATTCTTGGCATCAACCATGCCGTTCTGAATATCAAAAATTTTGATTAGGTCACTTGAACTACCACGAATTGTACGCATGATTTCGTTTTTAATCATGGTCTTATCTCTCTTCGTTTTTTCCATCTTTGCAGAGACAATATCTTTATTCAACTTCTCTTCGACCCATTTTATTAATTCTCTCACATGAGCAGTTGTGTTTGTAATCTTTTGACCTTCTCTGACTTTGGTGTTGTTGAAAGTCTTAATGTATTCTCTAACAGTATCACTTGATGATATTCTATTGATAGACATTGCATTTGTTTGTTTGAATGTAGAACCGACAGTAGATAGAATTGAGGTGATTGTTTTTGTTTCTTCTTCCGTGAATGATGCAGTACCAGATGCATCGGTGAAATATGCATCACGGAACCAAACATCTTTAGTTGGTGTCAAATTCTTAATGTCAATATTAAATGATGCCTTCATATCAGCAAATGTTTTACCTGTGTATGAAGTATGAAACACAACACCCATCTGTGCAGCCTGCATAGTCTTTGCCAACTTAGAATCAGCAGGTACTGCGTACACTAATGTGTTTGGTTGAAATGTAATGTAGTCTTCACCGTCAAGGGTCTTCTCTGTGATATCACCTTTTGCAAACATCATATCACCTTGCAATACACCTTTGATGCCAAGTTTTGGTAGATATCTTAGTGCAACTTTTAATTTTACATTAAGACCTTCACCAGGATGATTCGTATCAATATCATCATCGGTGTAATTCAACTTTGCATTGGCATTGAATACACCTTTTGTACCAACAAAGAACTTGCCATTGTCTGGATTAACACCACAAAAGATTGCAGGTGAACCATCCCATTTTGTTGTGACATTTACTTTTGTTTGTGAATGACCTGCAAGCATATCTCTCAATGCTTGTAAGAAATTAATTGCATCTCTGGCGCCCGCAACACCACGATTGAGAATCTCATCCTCAATATGTTCTAGGTGAAGATTAGCACCTTCTTTTTTCGCTTCGGTTAAAAATTGTGTGAAATTCATTTTAATATATCTTTACGAATGGACCGTTAGTATCTCTAAATTCTTTTTTTGCACCATAATACAATGTCTTCAACCAATCTTGCATTAATCCTTTTTTTTCTATAACTGCCCATGCATAAGCCCAACGCATACAAGTTAATTTGGACGAAAGTCTTCCACCAGCATATTTCGAACCTTCTTCTCTAATACAATAATCTAAAACATCTGCAAATGAACCAGTAGAAACTTGTTTACCTTTATACATAACTTTTAAGTCACCGAAATCTATACTCACACCATTAACTTTTAATTTAGATAATTCTTTTTGAAAGTCTATCCAATATTTTTTTGTTTCTGGTGTCCATTTACCAACATCTGGAATATATGGGTCTTTACCTGCATTTACTGGTCTAATTATTCCTAATTTTGAATAATTTTTACTAAAAAATTCATCAATAGCATCAGCAGAAGCCTTACCAATTTTAGCACCAGCATCTTTACCAGTTGGTGTTAAATCGGTCTGTACACCTCCTCTAGGAGTTGACATATTAAAATTTCTTGTTTGCCAATTAACCAAACTATCTCCAGCTTTGAATTGTCCTGCTATTTCACCATTATCTATTTCTGTTGGTGTTTTAGCATTAGTTCCAAAATTTGCGTAACACTTTAATGGACCAACATTTTGAAAAATTAATTCTTTAGCTTTGCCTTTACCCATATTTGATAACTCTAAGTCGGCATCTTTTTTAGTTTTTGAAATAGCTTTTAATGATACGGGAACTAAATCTTTACTTTGTATTAATTCCCTCATGTATGCATTTAAAGAATAAATGTTCGCCATCTCATCAGGATTTTTAGTAATAGAATCTAGTTTTTTTCTTATTGCATTTTCTTTTGTTTTTCTAACCATGTAAATATCAGCAGGATCCCAATTATCTTTTGTTGAAACACCACATCGTTTTTTAGCAATATCTTCAATGAATGCCATAAAACCATCTTTTTCATCACGGGAATAATCATATCCCCTATTAGAACCCAAATATTTTTTTAACGCAATAGCCTGTTTCTCAAAAGTGCTCATCCATGCCTCTCTTAAAGCTAAATTTTTTGCGAGGTCTGGATAAACTTTTACAACAAGTGGAAACAATTCAGATTCAGAAGGAGCTTTTGTACTTTCAATATATTTACTGAAGTACACTTTTGAAGCATTTTCCTGTTTTGCTGTTTCTATTGCATTGCCTGCCATTTAATACTCCTATCAATGTGGAGTATTTATACTATCACAAACACTAGTTTATGTCAACCGAAGAATTCGTCCAAAGACCCTTTATTCATATATTTGTCTATAATATCGAAATTCTGTTGTTTTTTAGCAAAACACCAGATTGGTTCGATGTAAATCTTATGCATAAACTCATCTAAATTCTCAACATTCTTTGGTCTTTGCATAATTCTCATACCCATCTGACCACAGAAGGTTGCGCCTCTTTCAGTAAGATTATCAATCAAATCATCACTTGCATAGTATCTCTTTGTCTTAATCTTTGGATCCATGATGTTGACGAATTGATAACCATTGTCACTCAAAGAATCAAATGTCTTTTGATTTACCGGCAGATAGAAACCATCTCGCCATTCTTCATAAGTCGTATATCTTGCCCATGATTGTTCATTTGAATGTTTGCCGGTTGTGTTATACTTCTCTGTTGCGAAATAAGGCGGTGAAGTAAATGCACAATCAATCTTAGGCAAAATAGAATAATCAAAGTCTTCTGCTGGGCATCTATGAATCTCAACTCTTTTGACACCCTCAACAATGAAGTGCTTATCATCTTTCACAGTTCTTGGGCGCCCACCAAGGAATCTTTCATAGACTAAACATTGTTCATAATACTTTTCAAATGTCTGGTCATTGGGGTCTGTACCATAATATTCATCTGCATCAGAACAATAGAAACCAGCCAATCTATCACCCCAACCACAAGATGAATCAAATACAGTTTTTGCATTTGTAATCTGATACAGAAACTTTGCGACTTGTGGTTTAAATTGTGTCGCAATATAGGCACTCAATCTGAATGAAGCGATATAGGAACTAACTGACAGTTCTTTGTTTCCCAATCGCCACAATGCAAGAAATACACTTCGTAGATTATCGTTGTTGTTCCATCGGTAAATAGGAGACTTGTAACCCCATGCATCGCAATTGTATCGTAACTCTTGGTGAAAGTAATTACTCACATTGTTAAATTGTGAACCCATTTGAATGACACCAAGACCATGAGTAGAATATTTTCTACCATAGTCTTCAAACTTCTCCAACACTAAATCTTTCACTTCATCATGCTGTTGAAATGTTGTCTTCAAATCAGACAAAGATAAATCCCAAAAAGACTTCTGCATATCTGCAAAAGAAATATCTCTTAATGGGCAAGGTGGTTTTGTTTTGACAATGATATCAATCAATTCTGCAACAATGGTCTCTTTATCAAATTTTTCATTGATATCAGACCATTGTTGTTCATTCAGAATTGGAACACCATTCTGATTACGATTGTCAAGTAAATATTGATTTAAGTTCATTCAAAGTCGTAAGATGATTGCATCATTAAAGTGTGTTTGCCCATTTCAAATAGACCAATACCACCAAGGAAATCTTTGCAACAGGTTGTAATCACAACTTCACCTTCAACATCTAAAGATGA